GGATATGTTTTACGAATAATGGCTACTCCAGAGCGCGTCAAAAACAAGATGAAGGAGTTGGGCCTCAGTGGCGTCAATAAGCCGAAGAGGACCCCGAGCCATAAAACAAAGTCCCATGTTGTCATGGCTAAGGAAGGCGATCAATATAAGCTCGTTCGATTTGGTCAACAAGGAGTCAAAGGTGCGGGCAAGAGTCCGAAGACTGCGAAGGACAAGGCACGGAAGAAGTCGTATTATGCAAGGCATGATGCACAAGGAAAACCCACCAGTAAGCTCTCAGCAAAATACTGGTCACACAAGGTCAAATGGTAATGAAGAGTCTATTGAAGAGTATATCCCCAGTTGCGGCACTGGCAGACGATGGGATTGAAGGATTGAAAGGCTTGGGTGTTGCTGGCGTTTTAAGCAAGGCACTCCGCAAAGCAAGAGATGAGGGTGACATTGAGATCACCAAGAATCCACGCAACCAACCTGTTGGTATGGCTCAGCCAGCTAAGATGGCTGGAATGGCCGAGGCACCCAAGATGATGAAGAAGGGTGGCAAGGTTAGTGGTAAGTGCCCTCGTGATGGTATTGCACAGCGTGGTCGCACAAAAGCAGGTCGCAAGTAGTGGCTATTAGTCGGTCCCAAATAGGCAAGCAGTTGACTGGGGGCACTCGAAAAAAAAGAGGCATCCCCTCAACTGGTTCTGATGAAAGAGACGTTCAGGCGGTGCGGGACTATCAAACAAGAATGGCGCCTAATCGATCGTTCGTTGCAAAAATGAAAGAGGGCGGGAAGAGCCGAGTCAATGAAGCCGGAAACTATACCAAGCCATCCCTGCGCAAACGCTTATTTAACGAGATTAAAGCTGGCGGAAAAGGCGGAAAGCCGGGCCAATGGTCTGCTAGAAAGGCCCAAATGCTCGCACAGCGATACAAGAAGGCTGGCGGAGGATACAAGGACTAATGGCCCTCAAGAAGTCACAGCAGTCCCTCAAGTCGTGGACAAAACAAAAGTGGCGCACCAAGAGTGGCAAGCCGTCTACACAAGGCTCCAAAGCTACCGGGGAGCGATATCTACCGGAGAAAGCTATCAAGGCGCTTTCATCAAAAGAATATGCGGCTACGACTCGCAAGAAGCGAGCGGATACCAAAAAGGGCAAACAGTTTTCATCACAGCCTAAAAAGGTTGCAAAGAAAACAAGAGCGTACAGGAAGAAGTAAATGGCTGTCGTCACTCCAGATTTACCAGAGCTGTTTGAAGAAGCGTTTGAACGCGCCGGTCTGGAGATGCGTACAGGCTATGATCTCAAAACTGCACGGAGATCACTGAATCTACTGACTCTTGAGTGGCAGAATCGTGGATTGAATTTGTGGACAATCGAGCCCGGAACAATTAGCCTGTCATCAGGAACCGGAACCTACACACTGCCATCTGACACAATCGATGTGATTGAGATGTCATTAAGAACAGGGACTGGTGTAAATCAGATTGACACAAATATCGAGCGTATCAGTGTATCAACGTACTCACAGCAGTCTAACAAGAACACAACAGGGCGACCCACTCAAGCGTTCGTTCGCCGTTTGGCAACGGAAACAACAGTTACGCTGTGGCCTGTGCCTGATTCAAGCCAATCTTATACTTTGGCGTATTACCGCTTGCGTGGAATTGAAAGCATTTCGGAAGGCATTACTGGGACGGCTGATGTCCCTCCGAGATTTGTCCCTTGCTTGGTTTCGGGGTTAGCGTATTACATCGCAATGAAGAAGCCTGCAGTGGCAGACCGAATCCCATTTCTCAAGCAGGAATATGAATATCAATTTGAATTGGCCGCAGGCGAAGACCAAGAAAGCGCATCTATTCAGTTTGTTCCATTTGACACGTTCTATACATCGGGTGTCTGATGAGCAAGTACGCACGAGCCAAGAAAGCATTTGGGTTTTGCGATAAAACAGGATTCCGCTATCTACTCAAAGACCTTGTATATGAAATCAAGGATGGAGTGAAAACAGGGTTCCGTGTTGGTAAGGATGTAGTTGATCCAGATCACCCGCAAAATTTCCTCGGCCGAGTCAGGATCAATGATCCACAGGCACTCAGAGACCCAAGACCAGATCGATTTACAGAGTCTGCTTTGTTTAAGTACCCAGCCTTAAATGAAGAGACTTTGAATACCTACGGCCCACCAGATGCACTGATCACCAGTGCAGGGCAAGTCACTGTCAGCATTACTTAGGAGATCATAATGGCAGAAAGAAAACCGGGCATGTTTCGTAAATCAGCGCAGGCGGCCAAAGCGGCAAAGTCTGGAAGCTACAAGATAGCATCAGGAGATACGTTATCAGCAATCGCAAAAGCCAGAGGCACCACGGTCAAAAAATTGATGGAAATGAATCCATCAATCAAGAACGCAAATCAGATTCGGGCCGGAGCCAATATCAAGGTTCCGCCAAAGACCGAAGTATCCAAGATGACAGGGTCCAAAAGAAGCCCTTATCGGGGGATGACCTCGAAAGAAATCACGAGTGGTACGATGGAGAAGCGTTCTTCAAAATCGAAAGCGGCGGCTAAGCCAGCAACCCGCAAAAAGCCAGCATCAAAGCCACGCGCTACATCAACAGTGGATTCACCAATCGCGGCAAGAGCAGGTGGCATGATGAAAAAAACTAAAGGCTACGCGATGGGCGGAGCAATGAAAAAGACCAAGGGCTACGCAAAAGGCGGCAAGATGCCAATGGTCATGAAAGATGGGAAGAAGGTTCCTGCTTTCGCGGCTGACGGCAAGGGCAAGATGGCCGCAGGCGGCATGACCAAGAAAACAAAAGGATACGCCAAGGGTGGCGCAATGAAGAAAACTAAGGGATACTCGCGTGGAGGAGTTGCTCGCGGCATGGGTGCGGCAACGAAAGGAGGACGTTTCACGCGAGGTGGCTAATGCCATACCTAGTTTCCAATTGCCCCAGCTTTAAATGCTGGGTACGCAGGGAGTTCACCTGCAACCACATGCGATACCATGGTGAGTTCATTCATGCAATCGCATTTGCGGTCAACACGATTCCAGATCGATCGCTTAGTTTTCAGGTTGTCTTCACAGGTTGTGAGGTCGATCATGAAGAGGACATGGAGAACATTCATGGCGGTGCCATGTGGGCAAGGATGCCCATCCAAGCGCTCGTTGCTGATATCGAGCTTGAGGAATGGCCGGATCGAATGGAAGACCATATCGCCCAGCCATGGGACTGTATGTCTCGACATCATGAATCAGTGGTATTCAATCGGGTCAGCTCAAGTCCTTGGTTGGCAAAGGTCAATCATGAATTTTATGGCGCCCGATACATGTTTACAGTGGACTACACAGATCACGAAATAGCAGACTCTCCAGATCAACACAAGCAGTCTCATGTCATGTACCTCACAGAGGGGCCATGGACAGGGAATATTATTGCACTCCCGAACAATCGGGTCAGAGCAACAAGTCCTGCACTCTGGAGAACAGGAGAAGGCGCACCTGACTTCACACCAAGTCAGTACACGCATTCTGCTGAGGGACACCCCAGTTATCTGGACCCCGAAATAACCTTTGATAATTTATACATGGACTCAGAATGAACTACTCAGAATTGGTTCAAGCCATACAGGACTACACGGAAAATGATGAGACAACCTTTGTCTCTCAGATCCCCACGTTCGTAAGACAGGCCGAAGAACGAATCAATCGTGCCGTACAGATTCCAGATCTCCGTAAGAATGTGACTGGCACATTGACCGCTTCAAATCGGTTCTTGGCACAACCAACTGATTTTTTATCTGTGTTTTCATTGGCTGTTGTGGATGGGGATGGGGACTACGAGTTCCTGCTCCCGAAGGATGTGAACTTTATTCGAGAGGCCTATCCATCTCAGTCAACAACAGGAAAGCCACAGTATTACGGAATCTTTGATGACGAGTCTTTTATTTTGGCACCAACACCCGATGACAGCTATTCGGTGCAATTGCACTATTATTATGACCCAGAGTCCATCGTGACCGCAGGCACAAGCTGGTTGGGTGACAACGCAGAGAGCGCTCTCTTGTACGGCGCACTCATCGAGGCCTACACCTTTATGAAAGGTGAGGCAGATCTCCTTCAGTTATACAAAGCCCGTTATGATGAAGCGGTGTCTCAGTTGTTTAATTTAGGCGAAGGCCGAAACAGAATGGACAGCTACCGTAACGGCGAACCAAGAGCACAAGTCACATGATGTCAGAAACAGTGGGTA